AGACATTGCTGATGGAAAAGTAGTTCTGATAGATAGCAAAAATCATAGCATTTGCTCATTGCATCCCAGTAAGCAAGAGCTATAGTTATGGGATATGACCGAGGAAACCGAAGATAAACCCAAGCTGGGATGGGGTGGGCCAAGACCAAATCAAACAGGCCGCCCTCCATTGCCAGACGAACTCAAGCGAGTGCCATTGCGTACCCGTGTATTACCAGAAACAATAGATTATCTTTCCAAAGATGAACAAGGCATGGGCAAGGCCATCGACAAACTTGTCCGACTACGCAAGCGAAAAAAATGAGTTGACGGGTTAACCGTCTGACACTATTTCCTGCAATGGCAGGAAAATATGAACCTAAAACGGCCTTATTGAGGCGAAGAGAGGTCATGGATTGGTTGGGACTTGCGGACCATGAAATGACTAACCTCATTAAGGATGGTGTAATTAAGCCCAAGTACTTTCGTGAAGGTGCAAGGGCTTTTTTCGTTAAACGAGAGATTGAGAAAACCATGTTGGAACCAGCGGAGGTGCCAGCATGAGATATCAATATGATTCTGAAAAGAATAAGGCCCAGAATGAGCCAGATGTTGCCCAGCTACAATCTGAGCTTACCGACATCTTAGAGGATGCTGGCCGAAATCTTCGCAGGCGAGATGACTTTGATGATGTCCGTTATGCTCGTTGGTCAGGTCAATCAGATGATGGCCGAAAGCATGAAGATGAAATAGGTGCCAGACCTACACCTTGGGAAGGTGCCAGCGATATTCATATGCGGTTGGCCGACAGGTTAATAAATGAGCATGTGCATATGGCACTGGAAAGCTTTTTCAGATCAAATATGTCAGTCTCTGGAGTAGAGACAAGTGATCAGAAAAAGGCAGCCTACTGGAGAGATTGCTTGGCTTATTTCTTAGAACAAAGAATGCTACCAGAACTTCGCAGGGAGGTAGAAATCCTTGCTCAGGAAATGTTTTCTGGATCTCCTGCAATTGGAATCTTGGGTGTTTATTGGCAGCAGGAAACCATAATGCGGATGAAAAGTTTCAATGTACAGGATGTTGTACAAATCGTTTCCGAGCAGGGTGGGGATGAAGAGGCAGCCCAGCAAATTCTAACAATTCTGCAAGATCCAGATATGGAGCAGGATGCTATGGGTTTGCTTATGCAGCACTTTGCTGGGGTTAAGGAAGAAGTCTTATCTAAGGCACTAGTAGATTTTAGGGCAACTGGATCAATGGAAGTGCCTACACCAACCATCCATGAAAACCGTCCGAGGTTTGTTGCCCACCGTCTTTATGAGGATGTTTTTGTGGATGCAAACTGCACAGAGTTAGACCGAGCTAGAGTGATTATGCGTAGGGAGTGGCTAAGTGAAACTGAGCTACGGGACAAGATTTTGTCGGAAGGATTCGATGAAGAATTTGTTGAGCAGGTTCTTGAAAAATCAGAAGGTCAGTCTGGGGTCGCAGAATACGATTACCGCAATCCAATCCAGCTTGGAGTCCATACAATGGGCAAGGGTGTAGAAGGTGACTTCAATGACCTTTATGAAATCTTTTATGCTTACCATAGGGTCTATGATGAAGATACAAATGTTCCTGCCATCTACTGCACTGCATTTTCGTCACATGTTCCAGATCTCTATGGTAAGCATGAAATTTTAAAATATGGCCATAATCAAATGCCGTTTGTCCTGTTTACACGGGAGCGGTTATCAAGGTCCATATTTGATTCTCGAGGAATCTCTGAACTGGTTGCTACGAATCAATATGAAGCAAAGGTGCAAAGAGATCTCAGGAATGATGCAAGTCAGATTGGTGTCATACCTCCTTTATTGGTAAATGCTAGGAGGGCAGGATTGAATTTGATGGTTGCTCCTGCATCACAGATTACCATATCTCGCCCAGATGATGTTGGCTGGCTCCAGCCGCCCCCTCTTTCGCAAAGCTCGATGGAGGCCGAGCAGGCTGCTATTATGGATGCTGAGAGGTACTTTGGTAACCCAGAGAAGCCAGAAGCTCGCCAAATGTATCAGCAGTGCATGGTAAACCGCTGGCTGGATTCTTGGCGAGAAGCATTGTCGCAAGCATTATCTTTGTGCCAGCAATATTTGGACCCAGCTTTTGTTGCCAGAATAACTGGCGGCCCAGTTGAAGAGATTGCAATGAAGCAAGAAGACATCGAAGGTAGATTTGATTTATCTCTTAGATTTTCAGTCGATACTTTAAATCCAGAGTTCATGGAGAAAAAACTGGATGCAGTTACTAAGCTGACCCAGTTCGATGTTACTGGTGCTTTAGACAGGAATAAGCTGCTTGAGATTATGGCAGAATCAATTGATCCAATGCTGGCCAAGCAGGTAATCATGGACAAGCAAACTGCTGCTCAGAAAGAAATTGATGATGAGCAAAATAGCTGGGTTAAGATTATGAACGAAATCGAGCCGCTTCCAAAAGAGGGAGTAAACTTCCAGCTTCGTTCGCAGACTGCCCAGCAGATTATGCAGCAATCACAAGAGTTTCAAAAGAAAGCATCCGAAAGTCCGCTGGTAAAACAATTAGCTGACAATCGTATGAAGTATCTTCAATTCGGTATCCAGCAGCAGGAGAATGCACAGATTGGCCGAATAGGTGTTAAACCAGTTATGGGAGGGGGTTACTAATGTTTTGCTGCAAAAAGAAAAAAGCAATGCTGGTAAAATATCCTAATCCTATGTCACCAGATGATATTCGCAGAATATTCAGCGAACAGGGGGAAGAGGATAAGATGTGGCAAGCACTAGATACCATTATAGATAATCTTTTGCTTGATGCAGTAAATGATGTTTCTGATCCAAAAAATGATGCCATTAAATTTGCACATGCAGGAGGCAGGGTAGATGCGTTGAGTAACTTAAAAAACAGGCTCGATGAGTACAAGAAAAAGTAAACCGAAAGAAACTCCAGAGCAGCAGGTAAAAAATGCTCACCGTTCATTCTTGGAATACTGGGTGGAGGAGTCGGATATTGACGAAAACCGAATTGCAGAAATTGCCCGTGAGGATACCAGAGAGTGGCTTGAGGAATATGTGGTAGATTTTGAATGCGATATAGATCTGGAGGATGATGACGATGCCGAGGACTAAGAAGAAGAGAGGTGCGGATGGAAAAGCCTGCTGGAAAGGATACCGATTTGCAGGGACCAAAAAGGGAAAAGACAAGTGCGTAAAAGTTAGAAAGAAAAGATAATGCCTTACACAAGAAAAAAGAAAGTTAAGAAAGCAACTACTAAGGGTAAAAGAAAAGGCTGCTAGTGAAATCTTTTGTTTTCGCGAGTGATCTTCATGGTGACATGCAAGATCCAGATGCTGTTACTGCCCTCTATAAATTTACAGAGGAGTTCAATCCAGATGTCCGAATATTTGGGGGTGATCTATTTGATTTTTCTCCATTAATGAGAGGAGCAGATCCAGCAGAAAAAAATGCCAGCATGGAAGCTGATGTTGAGGCAGGCATGGAGTTTCTCGGAAATTGGGAACCTCACTATTTTCTGCTTGGCAACCATGATGACAGATTATGGCAAACGGCAGAAAAACATTCTGTCGGAATTGTACGGGATACCGCGCGTTCTGGCATTAAGGATATCACCAGTAAGTGCAAAAAGTTAAAGTGCAAGATGCTGCCTTACAATGTAGATAAAGGTGTTCTTGAACTAGGAATAATGACATTTGTTCATGGCTACTTTCATGGTGCCGTTTCCGCTTGCAAGCAACATGCCCTGACATTTGCCAAGCAGGGTGGATGTTGTGTTCATGGCCATATTCATTCGATTCAAATGTTTACGATTCCAAGGCACAAGGGTGGGGCAGCGTATTCGGCTGGGTGCCTTACGCGAACAGAAATGGGATGGAATCGAGCAAAAGTAAATCGCTTGGCCCATGAGACAGGTTGGGTTTACGGATACTACTCAAATAAAAGCTGGCAGGTATATGTAGCCAAAAAATTTGATGGGAAATATATATGGCAATAAATTGGGCCAAGAAATTGCAACAGGTTGAAAGAATCAATGCAAACCTTCCAGAGGGTGATGACTGGTTTACATCTGAAGATTTTAGAGAAAACTCAAATATAGGGATAACTAGGGCACACAAAGTTATTAAGGAATTAATAAAGGAAGGTAAAATAAAGGTCCACAGAGGATCTGCATGGAATGCTACCCAAAAGCAATTGACTAGAAAAATTTGGTACAAGTTTGTTTGATGCAACTCCATGCACTTAGGAAATGCCTCTTGGCAAAATGTTAACTCAGCGTTCATTTTAGATTAACATTTAACCCGTCCGTTGCGGTACAACGAGTAAACAGTTCCACCGTCAGAGAACACAAAAACCTATGGCAGATTCAAAAGGGGTCGCTCCCGTAACAGCAGAAGAAAATCAAGTAAAGGAAGATTCAGGACTAGTAAGTTTCGGAGATATTGCCGAAGCAGCTGGAATAGGATCATCGTTCTTTGAGAGTGCATCACCAGAACCAGAAGAATTAACTGAAGAAGTTGAGGAGACTGAAGAGGTAGAAGAGATAAAGGAGACTGAGGAGCCTCAAGCCGCTGAGTATACAGAGGAAGAAGAGCCGCCAGCAGAGGAATCTGATGGAGTCAAAAAACGCATTGGCAAATTGATCGAAGCTAGGAATAAAGCCGAAACTGAGACAGAAGAGCTAAAGGCAAAGATTGCAGAACTTGAATCATCGACTGATTCGCAGCCTGCTCCAGACCCAAAAGGGATGGATAGGTTCGATAAGGTTAAGGACCAGAAAGAACTGCAAGCCAGAGAAGCAGAAGCCGAGCATTTGCGTGAATGGTTATTGGAAAATCCAGATGGAGGTGAATACACTGACATTACTGGAGCAGAGCATGATGTTGATTATGAGCAGGCAAGAAAGCTCATGGTAGAAACTGATCGTGATCTAAGAAAAAATATTCCGTTAGCTGCACAGAGACTTCAACAGAAAGAACAGAATAAGCAGGCTGCTTTGCAGGCATTTGAATGGATGAGGGATAAATCTTCTCCAGAAATGCAAGAGGTTCAACAGATTTTAAACTCTAATTCCTTCATTAAAGAATACTACGAAAGAGATCCATTTGCGGTCCTGACGGTAGGATATGCGATAGAAGGAATAAAAGCAATCAATGCAAAAAAATCTCAGCAAACGGTTAAGCAGGCAGTAGCACCAAAGGCACCAGTGCCTAATCGTGCAAGCTCAGTAACCCGTAAAAAGACTACCAATAAAAAGTCACTCCTACAACAAGCAGCCTCTGGGGAAATCGATGATGCAGCCTCATACATAGAATCATTG